TACTCTGGGATGTCCCACTAATATGGCAAGAAGTGACTCTTTCTTTATCCGAGCAGATGTGGCCCTCCCGGACACCAATTATACAACGACCTCAATCGACCTTGGTTCATATGTTGACGCATTAGGAAAATCAGTATTGAGAATCCATAACATCGTTGCATCATTGACACAAGGCACCGCTGGAAATCTTCCCGGCATGGCTCCTACTATGGCGGGCGACCAAGCCGGCTCTGCTTCGTGGCAACTCACCACTCAAGACCAAGTTTCCCTAGTGCTCCCATCCAATCGCGCTGTCATCAGCAGTGGCGCAATTTGGTGTGGGAACCGTGACTCCGCAGTCAACCCGCCTGCCCAAGCATTTGAAGGTGACATGCTTCCACAAGAGTGGACTAATGGCTACCTAGTGGCTGTTGAGTCGCTACAGTTGGCTGCACGGCGCACTGACGACTGGACTGCCGGTGATGTTCCAACGTACTCTGTTGTCTTGGAATGCACCGTTGAAACCCTCACTCAAGCCGCTGCTATGGCACTCGCACTTAGCCAACAAGGAAATTGAGGCGATAACTTGCCATCAGTGAACATGAGCGTTGAAGAATACCTTCGACTAATTGAGGCCGTTAATGCTACTGCTGGTGCTGTTGCTACGGTTCGCTCTGAAGCCGCTGAAGTTATTGGAGATGCCAAGGCCGTGAAGCGCAAGGTGTCGGCATACAATCGCAAGTACAAGGCAGCGTTTAAGAAGGTCTCATCTCGATTCAAACTAAAATCGGGCAAGTGGAAGAAGAACGGATTTCGATCGGCTGTCAAAGCCGCACACAAGATGGCAGGTGGAAAGAAGTGAAGCCTAGTGGAAAAGTACGCACCTTAAGGGGAAAGATTGCAGTTAGCGGTGGCAAAGCAGAAAGGCAGTTGATTCTTAATGACCAACTAATCAATGATGGATTAAGAGTCACTGGATTTTTTGTTTGGCCCGATATCGCAACGTCGGATAGTTCCCGCAGCTTCAGCGCAATTCTAAGTTACGCCGCATTGGCAAATGGCGACGTTCGCATGGATGCTGGAGATAACACTCAACTTGGATGGGCTTGGAATGTCCAATCCGCAGCCGTACCATCACCATCGCCAACACTAAGCGCAGTTCCATCGAGCACCTCGGGATACCTAAACCAGTTGATTGACCCCGACCACATCGTTAACCGGGACCTTTTCATCTCTTTTCGATTCACTGATGGAGCGTCCTATAATTACATGGTTGTTTGCGAGCACATGGAACTCACAGACGACGAAGCAATCATAACAATCATCAAAGAAAACTCTCAATCAATTGAGTGATTTCTCCAAATGAAGTTGGATTACAACTTTGATATGCTCTGGCACATCTTCACGGTTTGTAATCGCTGCAAGAAGTGACCGAGATGGTATGTCGGACGATGAAAACTCCTCTTTCTCATCAAGATATTTGTAGACAGCCCTCGACACGAGCGCGGATTGATTGCGAACTGCCTTCAACCGAAGGGCCAACTTGACGGGGATGGAGAAGGTACGGTTGATTTTCATTCTTCTTCCCCTCCATGCCAGTACATTGAGGCCGATTTGTGACCATGTGTGGCCGTCTCTGGCTCATGCAATTGTTGATTGACGCCTGCCACCCACCAATCGTGCTGAAGGTCGTTGATTTCCACTCGAAGGAACCATCGAGCAAGTCTCTTAATCATCCAATCAACCCCTCTTTTGCCCAGCAATCCTTGCACGATGACACATAATTGAAGTTCATTGGGCATTTTGGTGCTGGTATTCGTAGTTGAGGCACTAAATTCTGTTGCCAAGGGCATAGATGACCTTGTTTGCATCGGGTACATTGTACGCACATGTTATTGCGTTGTGTCGATTACTTATGTATGTAACCCAAAATTAGGGTTGGAAGAGGTAGTTTTCAGGGTACTGCGTCCCCTAAACCCTACTATCCCCGGTAGCCTTGTCAAGTTCTGTCTAAGAACTACTACTATAAACTACTCTGGGATGTCCCACTAATATGGCAAGAAGTGACTCTTTCTTTATCCGAGCAGATGTGGCCCTCCCGGACACCAATTATACAACGACCTCAATCGACCTTGGTTCATATGTTGA